GCCATGCCATTTCAAATTTTTTGATTAGTTCAGCACTTGGTTGTGCCGCTGCAGGAGCAGGGGTTTCGGCAGCAGGAGCAGGAGGGGCAGAAGGTGCAGGTTGCCCCATCATAGTTTCTTGTGGGGATGATTTTGCAGCTGCAGGAGCAGCAGGTGGTGCAGAAGGAGTTGGTTTTGTTGAAGCAGGTGGTTTTGTTGATTTTTCTTTTCTTTTTGCGTCTTCAAATTCTTTTTTCTTTTTGGTCAATAATTTTGGATCTACACCAGTAAGATTTGATCCAAATAATTCTGCAATTTGATCTAATGTATAAGTTGCTCCAGCAGCTGCTCTTATTCCTCTAAAGATTCCACCACCAGGAACAAATGTTAAAGCAGCCAATATAGCATCAATTTTTTCACCATTCATCCAATTCATCCATCCAGTAAGTCCATTTATTAAACCACCAATTAGTCCAGGTCCTCCGCCACCAGGTTTTCTTCCTGGCGGTGGAGCAGAAGGTCTTACTGCTTTGGGTAGTAGTGCTGCAGCAATCGCAAGAGGTTTTGCAATCAATAACCTACTCAATCCAGAAGCAATGCGTCCAATTGTTCCTGTAACAATTCCAAATCCAAATTTAATTGCAAGTAATCCACCACCAACAATTCCAAGATTTTTAATGATGTTCCATTTAATATTATTAAATAAAGTTGTATTTCCTTCTTCAGATGCTTTGATGGCATCTACAACTTGTTTAGTTAACCATCCGCCAAATAAAATACCAAGTGCTGCTCCAATTTTTCCAAATGTATCTGATACTTTTGGTGCAATGTTTTGAACTGGTGCAGCAAGAGCATTTTGTATTTTTTGTTCTAATTCGCTTTCTTTACCAATTCGAACTTGTCTTTCAGTTAATCTTCTTTGTTGTTCTTGTTCTGTTCTGAGTTTATTCTGCTCTTCAACACCATCTTGTTGAAGAAGTAAAGCAATACTTGCAAGACCTGTCCCCAATTTTCCAATATCATTCCTTAAGGATTGAATATTAGAACTAAATCCATATAATGCTTTCTCTTGACTTTGAATTACATTATTATTCTGAACATCAATGTCCTGCCTCCTTCTTTCTGAGGTAGCCATCTCATTTTTAAAAGTTGCTGCATCAATTGTAGATTTTCGCAGAAGCGCATTTCTAACTTCTTGCGACAATGGGGACCCCGTTCCTGGATCAACTCCTACCTGTCCAACTTTTTCGGGATCTAACTCAGCCATTTGCAGCGTTCTTTAAGTTTTCTTCTTCAATATATTGTTTAAGAAGAGCAATATAAATTTCCCTTTCCCAAGGGATCATATTTTCAATCTCTGTCAATGAATATTTATGGTGTTGAATGAGAGAAAAATTAGTCTTATAATATGACTCAAGAGATTCATGAGCCATTCCTAAGCGAAAAAACTTGATAATCCCTCCAATAAAACTTCACTTTCAATTCCAGTATTTGGATTTTTGATTTTAAGAGTATGAGAAAGTTTAGGCATTGTTGAAAAGAATTTTTCAACTTCTTTAAATTGATTTGATGTAAGTTGCTCAATAAAATCTGATAACTCCTTTTGAGTGCAATCAGATGCTGCCCACGATTCATCTTGATTATAAACTTGTTCGATACATGACAAAATTAATTCAAAGGTATCATCAACACTCATATTGAAATTATTTCCAAAATTAGTCTTAATGAATTCTCTCATTGAAGGATATTTCATTCTAAGAGTTAAATTTGAATCCAATTTAATGTCTTTTGTATGCTCTTTACTTATATTAATTTTAATTTCATCTAAATTAATACTTACAGGAATTTGGGTCTTGCCGTCATCTGGACATGTAATCAAAACATCGACGGTTTCGCCAACAGATTTTCCACGGATATTTAAAAACAAATATTCAATATCAAATGTTGCTAATTGATCAACTTTAATTCCCTTAGTTAAGATGCAATTACTAATTACAGTTTTAACTGCTTCTGCAATTTGTTTCGAATCTTCACTCTCCATTGCAATAATTAATATTTTTTCTTCTTTTACAAGAAAAGGACGATACTTGATTTCCTTTTTAATAGATGGAATTTCTAAAGTATACGAAGGTGTCGCAATTGTTGGTAAAGGCATTGTTATGTTATAAAATTCAGTTATTTTATTTAGACAGTTCTGCGTTCTCTAACTTCCCTTAAACTACTTCCATAAAGAGATTCATAAAAACTTAAACCAGCTGGTTTTAATTCTACTCCATTTGAGGGAAGTGATCCTGGAGATCTTGGAACAAGCAAAGATTTCCGTGAGGATGGTGGAGATGATGGAGGTGAATTTTCTACAGAAGGTTGGAATATTTCCTTATTGTTTTCTCTCTGTTCAAATATATCTACACTATAAGATTTTCCAATTACATAACGATCTATTTTAAATGTTGCTGACATTTTCATAATATCTGAGCTTGCATAAGCAACTGGTATAGATGAAATATTGTATGGATATAATCCTATAAAAGTATATTCAATTTCTTTGTTATAATCTCTATCAAATTTAATAATACTTGTTCTATTTGACTTATAATATTTTGGATATTGCATTCGTATAAAGTATCCCTCATCAACATTAGTATTGATTGGTAAATTATTCCCATTGATTGGATTTGATGCTCCACTTGCAACGAATTCCATCCAATGCTCCAAAAATTTTAAAGTTTTATAGTTTTTATCAACATAAAATTCAAGAGTAATATCTTGATATACTCTACGATGTGCAAAATTTTCAGTAATTCCTATATAATTTCCAGAAATTTCTGCGTTAGAAAGTTGTGTTGTTGGAAGAACAGCACTATTGCATAAAAGACCGGCATCTTCTGCAATAAATCTTGAACTAATCCCGCGAGTTAATAGATATGAGTTTAATTGAGAAGGAAGACCACCAAATTTAACTTCATAATGAGAAGTTTGTGCAAGATTAGTAACTAATGGTTTAATATCTGATATTCTGCGTGGTATTGCCACTCTCTAAATACCTATTATGAGTTTCTTGTTGTAAGTATTTAGATGTCTTATAAGGGAAAATATAAACCATCCTTTCCAGAAAAGTATCGTGGTGATGTAACCAATATCATTTATAGATCATTATGGGAAAGAAAATTTATGGTTTATTGTGATACAAATGAAAGAATATTAGAATGGGCAAACGAAGAAAAATGCATCCCATATCGTTCACCTGTGGATGGTAAGATTCACCGTTACTTTCCGGACTTTCTCATTAAAGTCAAAGAATCAAATGGTTCAATCAAAAAGTATATGATTGAGATTAAACCATCAAAGCAAACTGTTCCTCCACAAAAACCTCAAAGACAGACAAAAAAATATATCAGTGAAGTTTATGAGTATGCCAAAAACCAATCAAAGTGGGAAGCAGCAAAAGATTGGTGTGCTGATCGTGGTTATGAGTTTAAGATTATTACAGAAAACGAACTTAACATCAAGTAATGGCACTCACAGGATACGAAAAACCACTTAAGGATTATACAAAAGAGCAGTTAGTTGAAATTGCAGAAACTCATAACATTTATTATACAACTGCAAGTGGTGTAGGAAAATTAAGTGGTTATCGTAGATTAACGAAGGATCAATTAATTAGTATTATTAAAAATGATCCTGATTATATTGCCGAAAATCCAAAGGCGCCAAGAAGAGTAGACGGTAAAAAACTTACCAATCGACTCAAAGATTTTAAAGAATCTCTTTTAGGGACAGAAAAACCAGAAAGATTAATGGATGAAATTTTAACAAGATTAAGTGGATCTGAAGTGGCATATCCTGCTCCAGGAAGATACTATACATACATCTATTATGCAAAAACACCTGGAATTATCTACGATAGACATCCATTAATTTTAGCGGGAGATATTTTACCAAGAGGATTTCGTGGATTCAATTATCATCTTGGAAAAATAAGACAGTATAATACTCAAGACGGTGATCGACTTTTAAGTGGATTATATGAATTAAGTCAACAAGAATTTGCAACTTTGAGATCAGTGCCTTATGGTAAATTAATTCAAAATTAACAATAAATAATTAAAAAACATAAATGGCGGAACAACTCCGATATCCGATTAAAAATATTGGTCCTCAAGACGATTATTTTAAGATTCAAGTTATTAAATATGAGGCACCTGATCTTAATTTGACAGGAGGTTTTGCATTAAGAACCACAGAAGAAGCATTGCAACAATCTGGAAGTATTAAAAGATCTTTAGTGGATATTATACTTCCAATGCCAGCAAATATTCAAGATAATAATGCTGCATCTTGGACTGAAGGAACAATGAATCCAATTACAGCTGGACTTGCTGCTGGTGCAAATGCTGCTGTCTTAAGTTCAAATGTAGCAGCATCACTTGGAGAATCTGTTAATAAATTGTTTAAAAATATAGGAGCTGTTGCCTCAACTGGGGAAGGACAACAAACAATAGCGGCAGGAACTGCAGCTGCTGCAATACAAGCAGCAACAGGACAAGGAGATATAAATTCAATCATATCCAGAGCACAAGGAGTAGTATTTAATCAAAACGTTGAAGTTCTGTTTAATGGAGTTCAAATGCGCCCAGCGTTTTCATTTTCTTTTGATTTAGTTCCCAGATCGGAAGAAGAATCATTAATGATTAAAAAAATCATCCGAACTTTTAAAATTAATATGACTCCACAAAAAGGAAATCCAAATACAAATGGAGGAGGTCTTTTTGTTAAAGCACCAAATATTTTTAAATTAGAATACATGAGTGGTGGAAAACACCATCCATTTTTACATCGTTTTAAACCATGTGCCTTAACGCAAATGAGTGTCAATTACAATGGATCAAATCAATACGCAACTTATCCCGATGCAACACCAGTTCATATGAACTTATCATTACAATTCCAAGAATTGTCACCAATTTATGCAGAAAATTATAGTACAGAAGAAGGTAAATATGGAGTTGGGTACTAATGTCATACTTTAGAGAACTGCCTAATCTAGAATATCAATCATTTTTGTCAGATCGAAAATCATCTGATGAATATCTTTTAGTAAAAAATCTTTTTCGCAGAGTTAAACTTCGTGACGATTTACAAAATGTTTTTACTATTTTTGACAAGTATCAAATTGTAGATGGTGCTCGTCCTGATACAGTTGCTCAAGAACTTTATGGTAGTGCTCAATATGATTGGGTTGTTTTAGTATCTGCTGGCATTACAAAAATTAGAGATCAATGGCCATTATCAGACAGACAACTTTATGATTATGCAGAAGAAATTTATGGAACAGAACTAAATGCAGTTCATCATTATGAAACTACAGAAATTAGAGATTCTCAAGATCGTTTAATTCTTCCTGGAGGTCAAGTTGTTGATGCTGCATTTAAGGTATCATATTGGGATAATGGTACACTATATACCAACGAAAATACGTTAGGTGAAAAAATTATCAGTATCCAAAATCCTATTGTAGGAATTAGTAATTATGAATATGAAGTTTTAAAAAATAATCAAAAAAGAACGATTTATGTATTAAAACCAATTTATTTACAACAAGTTTTGACTGATACCAGAAAAGCGATGACTTATGATAGATCATCTCAATATATCAATAATAAAGTAATTAAAACAGAAAATACAAGAAATACTCTACCATAGTAATTTTAAATTTTTATCAAATATCATCACATATCGGTGTTTGCGAGAGCGTTCTTTCCATTCTCCTGCAACACCTTTAATTTTGCCTCTAGAGTGTTTAGTTCCGTCTGCATAGTAGAAATCTTTCTTTGGGTCTGTGAGTCCACAATATTTAAAATTACAAGCGCGATAGATTGTACCAGTATGAAAATCGTTATCAGCGTAAGAGATGATTGCTTTGACTTGAGTATCCTTTCGTAACTGTTTAATCGCTCTTGAAACGAACCAAGAAGTGATATTATACTCTGTTTGTTGGGTGTCAGGATGTATGCAAAGTCGTGAAAGTTCAAAGAGTCCTTCTTGCTCATTTCGTTCTAATCCAAATGCTCCTTGTGCGACTTCGGGAACAGGGAGTCCAGTGAACACACAGACTCCCTGAATACCACCAATATTCAATGGGCAAAAGTCATTATTCTTATAAAGACCATAATTATACCCAGATTTAAAACTTTTTGAGAAGTCCTTAAGATAATGAAACCGCAGAAGTAACTCTGCGGATTCGGATTTACTTACACGTTCAATGGTGTAATCAGACTTCACTCTTCTGCCAAGCGGGCAAAGTAGGACAGGGCATCATCATCCTCATCTTCCTCAACCGCAGCAGCACTACGGGTGGGTTTCAGAGAAGACAGTTCCTCACGAAGATCCTCAGTCAGTTCTTTCACAGGACCACGAGAATACTCTTCCTCTTCGGCAACTTCCTCATCCACACGACGAGAACCTTTGGTGCCAAGAACATAGTCAAGACGCTTCTTCAGTTCATCATAGGTCTTGAACTGGTCAGCAGCAACGAGTTCG